ATCCTCCTAACCGCCTTCCTCATGGAAGGCGTTGGTTCTTATATCAGTGTGATCGGTCTTAGCGCCCTCTTTGCGGGTGACTGGGTCATCATCGCGATGGCCGTTATCTTAGACATCGCCAAGGTGACTACAGTCTCGTTTATCTACCAATACTGGTCTGAGATCCGAAAGACGATGAGGGCATACATGACAGCCGCAGTGATAGTGTTGATGACTATCACCTCAGCTGGGGCATTCGGTTACCTCTCTGGAGCTTTTCAGAAGGCCGTGCAGCCGAACCGTGAGAGCGCGCTCAAGGTTGACTCGCTCACGCGAGAGATGACCGCGCTCACTCTTGAGAAGAAAGAGCTGACCGATGCGAAGCTGAAGATCAGCCAACAGATTGCTAACGTGCCGACATCAGAGGAAGACACGGCTCGCCGCAGGTTGATCTCGTCATTCAAGCCTGAGCTAGACCGAGCGAGCAAGCGCTTAGAGGTTGTCAACAAACGCGTTGACGAGCTACGGTCAAAGGTGCTCGCCGCTGAGAGCGAGAATATCGAGAAAGACGTGCACGCCGGGCCGATCACCTATGTCGCGAAGGCTTTCAACCTCTCTCTCGAAGACTCAAGCAAGTACATCATCCTCTTGATCGTCTCGGTCTTTGACCCGCTCGCTATCATGCTGGTGCTCGCAGGCAACTTTCTCATCGCGAGACGAAATGAGCATGAAGATGAACATAAAGTTGCACAAGTGTACGAAGAGAGTAAAATTAAAGTTACACATGAGAAGCATGATGAACATAAAGCACAAGACTGTGATTTACCTGTCTTTACGAACCCAGAGCTTGATGAGCGAGTCGAGCTAACACAAGAACCTCTGCCTGCAGAGCTTAAGAGCGTGGTCACAGCAAAGCCGTTTCGACAAGAGCTAGCTGAGCGCGTGAAGAAGGTAAAGCTGTTTCTAAAGCCTAGCGAGCCTGAAGAGATCAAGCCTATCGAGGTGACGATCGAGCAACCTGACTTGCCTGCACCGAACGAGCTGATCGTCGAAGAGTTTGCACCGGTTCGTTCATCTTTACAAGACACTAAGGTCGGCATCGAAGACGCCCTCTTCAAGCATGGGGTTCCCGCGGTCTCGAAGAAGCGAGCGCAGTACGCTGCTTAATTTACCCTAATTTACTAATGCTCCTCTTGTGATTTATAATGCACATAAAGGAGATGACATGGCCGCGAAGCAGATGTGGGTAGAGAAGTACAGGCCGAAAACCCTGCAAGATTACGTCTTCCACGACGAGCACCAGCGCAAGCAGATCGAACAGCTCGTCAAGAACAAGGACCTCCCACATCTCTTGCTGTCGGGCATCCAAGGTTCAGGCAAGACCTCTCTTGCTAGGGTGTTGATCTCCGAGCTTGGCATCGATGATGTTGACGTGCTTGAGGAGAACGCGTCTGAGAAGACCGGCGTCGACTTCATCAGAGACGAGGTGATCCCGTTCTGCGAGGGGTACCCGATGGGTCTGTTCCGCATCGTGCACCTTGAAGAGTTTGACTACCTGTCGCAGAACGCTCAAGGCATGCTGCGCGCCGTCACTGAAGAGTATGCTAGCACGTGCCGCTTCATCTGTACATGCAACTACGAGAACAAGATCATCCCAGCCATCAAGTCTCGCTTTCAGCAGTTTCGCTTCAAAGCACCAAGCGAGGACGATGTCGTGGTGAAGATGGTCGAGATCCTAGATTCGGAGCAGGTGATCTTTGACGATGAACAGCTGATCATCTACATCAAGCAAGCTTACCCTGACATCCGCAAGATCATCCAGCACCTGCAAGAGAACACGATCGACGGCAAGCTGCTGTCATCGAAAGACTCGACCGTCGGCGGAGACTACAAGCTCAAGCTGCTCGACCTGCTAGCCGCTATGGACATCCGCGGCATCCGCAAGCTCGTCGTCGACCAAGTCTCTCAAGAGGAGCTTGAGAACGTGTATGATTTTCTCTACCACAACCTCCGGCTGATCCCGTCGTGCAAGGCGGACGAAGTCTTCGAGAAGGGCGTGCTCGTCATCGCTGAAGGCATCGACCGACACAGCCGCTCGGCCTTGCCGCATCTCACCTTTGAAGCGATGTGCATCAAGCTCGCGATGCACGTGGCAGAAGGCTAACATGGAGCAGCTCGTCATGCATCAGCTCTTAGTCGTCTTAGACGGCCTCATCATGTGCTACTGTGCTTATCAGTGGTGGGAGTGGCGGAAGGAGTGCAAGCCTTATGACGAGGCTAAGAACGGTTGGCTAGTCGCGCTAGCTGGGTGGAGCCTCGTCTTCTTGAAGAACCTCTTATGAGCCAGTATCGTAAGGGTTGGTCACGCGGTCCGTTTACTTACACGTGGTGCAAGACTTCTCAGTGGGTCGCGACATGTTATGGTCATGTGTTGTTCTTCCAAGCAGGTAATCACCAGTTGGCTATCCGTTTGAGGCGCTCATATGTCTGATGACTTTGACTTTGACAAGTTCTTGACTGACCACCTTCAGATGTGGAAGGCTTCGGGCATCGAAGCGCCGAAGAACGAGCTTCAGTCCCTCGTGGCTTGGCTCGCATACCTCGGCGAGCATGGCGCTGAGAAGACTAAGGAGACTATGCGTACCCGTATGATCCTCTTGACGGAAACCGTCGATGGCCTCGCCAAGCAAGGTTCGAAGGCCGAGGTCGCCGCAGGCATCTACGACAACGACCTCGAGTCTCTGAGGAAGCGAGCGTTCAACGAAGGCGTCGAAGCGGCAGCTAAGCTGGTCGACGAATGCTTCGACGAGTGCGAGCCGTGGATCAACGGCGACCAGGTCAGAGAGCTGATGGTGAGCTTCGATGGCTAAGGGTCGCTGGGAGGACATGAAGACATACTGGGCTTGGCGCGAGAGCCCAGAGGAAGCAGATGCTCGCCGCACACGCCTCGAGCCGATGCCAGACGTGCCGTGCGAGAAGAAGCTTGAGTATGTGACCCTCTATGAAGGTCAGCCTTCAGAGATGAAGCTGTGCATCGGCGTTTGGCACCTTACCCCTCTCCACCAAGCAGAGCTTCAGTTTCACAAGCAACATGGTGGCTGAACGCGCTCTCGACCTCTTCTGGCTCCTAGGGCAGCTCGACAAGAAGAAGTTCGGCGTCTGGGACACGTTGACAGAGGAGCAGCGCAAAGAGGTCTCGCCCTACATGCTTCTTCGTTGGCTCGCGGGCAACCTCGACGAGCCTGAGCAGCTGGTCAACCTCGCCGACATCGCTGCGCCGTTGACCTTTGACTTGGCTGACAAGAAGGGCTTGATGTTAGACCTCTTCACAGCGTGCACGGTCGGTGGCCCTAAGCGGTACACGTGGACCAACTACAAGATCACGGTCAAGAAGAAGAGCCTCGCACGTGACCTGATCGCGAAGACCTACAGGTGGTCGATGAAGCAAGCCGCTGAAGCGAGACACATGTTTACAAATGATGACCTGCTTGAGCTAGCTAAAGACCAAGGTTGGCAAGCTGATGAAGTCAAAGAACTGAAGAAAGAGCTAACTAAATGAGAAACTATTGGGATTGCACAGAGTGGTCTGACAAGCTTCGTGTCTTGCTTGGTGGAAAGACAAAACCAAAGTCTGGCACCTGGGATGACTGGGAAGAGTGGAGAGAGGAAGCGAAGAAGCATAAGCTTTCTTATTATGTAGTTGATGTTTGGCTAGACAAGCTTCAAAACTTCATAATGTGGCCTAGTGATAGGGTCAACGATGTCCGATGCTACTGCAAGAACCGGTGGGGTGACCGACTACACTACCTTCCTACTAAGCTGAAGCTAGGAAGGTTTTATGAACCAGACACTAGAATCATGCATGGGTTGTTCGAAACTCTCGTTGACTTTATCGAGTGTGAAAAAGCTTGGATGCATGTTGTGTTCGAGACCGCTGAGGAGCGCAAGAAGTTTCCAGGCCTCTACCAGCCATGGTGGAAACGGTGGAAAGCTTTTCGCTGTCCTGAGGCCGGCATCGCGCATTTGTGCTGGGAGATGGCTCTTGAGAAAGAGTCTCCAAGCCAAGCTAAAGCCGCTAATGAGCAGCTGGTGCTCTATCAATGGTGGAAGAATCGTCCTAGCCGACCAGAACCTTGGGAGGCTTCTGGTCTTCGTACTGTTTATGACGCGCTTGATGAAAAGTACGGACAGGGGTGGGGGTTAAAGGAGAAGGTTAAAATTACAAAGCCTGAGCAGTTGTTATATGATGAAGCTCGTGACAAAGAACAGCTGCTTGAGGAGCATTACGAGCAAGAGGATGAACGGATGCTTATCAGGTTGATCAAGATCAGGAAAAGCCTCTGGACATGAGCTACCTGTACAAATGCAAGCATTGCAACAAGCAGTTCATGAAGGAGAAACACTTCATGACTCATGAATGCTTGCAGATGACTCGTAGTCGTGAGATTCAAACTATCATCGGACAACAAGCTTACATCCTCTACAAACATTGGTTAGAAAAACAACGTCGTAAGCCTCCACCCATCGAGACGTTCGTCTCGTCTACCTACTACAGCTCGTTCATCAAGTTCGCGGCTTATTGTAGAGAGACCAGCATCGCTGATCAAGAGCTCTATGTTGACCTGATGGTGAAAGCTGGGATCTCACCTGCTCTTTGGACCAGGTCAGAGGCTTATGACATCTACCTCGAGCACGTAGACAAACGAGCTGATCCTTATCAGCAAGCTGAGGTATCGCTTAACACCTTGTCTACCTTGTCAGAACGGCTTGAAGTCCCTATCTCAGACGTCATCTCGAAGCTCAAGTACGGCGAGATGCTTGAGTTGATTCAACAACGAAAGCTCTCTCCGTGGATCCTTTTCTGCTCAAGCAAGTTCAAAGCTTGGGTCAGCAAGCTTGACCCGCACGAACATGAGCTGCTGATGAAGAACATCGGCATCGCTTATTGGTCGATGATGCTTGAGAAGCGAACAGACGTGGTGAAAGACATGGTAGAGATAGCAAAAGGAGCAGGCATTTGAGCGATAACCAAAGTGACAACTCGAGCAGCTGGGGCTACGGCGCTAGGTCTGTTAGGCTCTTGGCTCTCAATGAGATTCCGTATGATGAGATTGACGGTCAGATCACTCTTCGGTTTGAGATGATCAAAACAATGGTCGGTAGGTTATACCCTTCAATCTTGACAGAGGAGATTGAGAAGCTTGTGCATCGTCGTAACTTAGGACCAAAGCAAGGACAGCTAGAAGCATATCTTGTTTTTGAGAAAGAGCTCATTGATAAGGCTAAGCAAGCAGAGATCTCCCAGAGATACAGAGATCTAGAAAAGCAACAAAAGCTCATCAGAGAAAAAACAACTTTATTGCAGCAAAACTGTAAACATCCTAATGCTACACAGAAGGGTGAGAGTAACACTGGAAACTGGTCAGCATCTGATGATGAATACTGGTGGTTGCATGAATGTCCTGACTGTTGCAAGAGATGGACTTCTCCTCAATAGAGAAGTAAATATCTTAAGTTTCCACTTCAGAGGAGCCGCTTATGAGCCGCGCAAAATACCTCAAGACGTTACAACGGGAGTTCGAAGCTTTGCAGGAGGTAGTCAATGAGTTGCTGCGAGAAAATTACGAGTTAAAGACACTTCTATCTGATAATGTTTCCCGGTCAAGACAAGATCAAGTTTACGCCGCATGATGATCATCATGCATGGGCTGAAGAAGCTTGTGCTGAGCTGATAGCCGGGTGCACGCTTAACATTAAGCTTGTGAAAGCTGGTCTTTGGCCTAAGTTGCTTTGTGACATGCAAACCGTAAGCGCTTTAGCTGAGTATGCCGCTTTTATTGAAAACTTGGGCTTGAGCTTAAGACAAGCTAAAGAAGCAATAAGCAATCGTGGACATTGACATCGATCTTCAATCAACGTTCGACCCAGTTAAAGCTTTTCCAGGCTTCGCTGTGCGCGCTTCTATGGTCAGGGAAGGTGATCTAGTTCCCCACCCATGTGGAGCCTACTTACAGGCTGTTCCAACTGACCCTTTGACGGGGTTAGCCGCTGTTCCGTATGAGGAGGCAGAGGCATTAGGCTGCTTCAAGATCGATTTCTTACATCTTCATGTCTATGACAAGTTTGCTAGGAGAGAGGACTTGAAAGCTTTGCTTGACATCGATCCAGATTGGACTTTGCTTCAAGACAAAGCGGTAGTAGCTGGCCTCTTTCAGCTTAGCAAGCACCATGACGTGTTGCATGCCGTGAAGCCTAAAAGCGTGCTCGAGCTTGCAGACTGTCTCGCGCTGATTCGACCACAGAAGAAGTACCTCCTCGAGTATTATCTCAAAGATCGTGAGAAAGCTAGGCCGATGCTTTATCAAAAAGAGCAAGGCGAAGGCGGGTACGGCTTTAAGAAAGCCCACGCTGTAGCATATGCATATGTCGTGATCCTCCAACTTCATCTCCTCGAGCCAGAACATTGAAGAACGGTTTCTCAACTTTCTTAGAAGAGAATAAGCTTAGCTTTCGTCAAGAGCATATCTATGACCCTAGCAACAAAGTTACATCCTCTGGCAAGCAAAACAAGGTGCTGCATATAGGGTCGAGCACCGTTACTCTCAGAAACATCAAGCTGCCACTAAACTCAAACCTTGATTTTACAAAGCTTGACTGTAGCTATTGCACTATAGTCTACTTTGACAAGACATGCAACATGGAAAGCTTGCATGGCATAGAAAAATTTATCACGAAACTAAGCACACAGAGAAAAGGTGGTGATTTCGCAAACGGGGCTTGGGGAAAGCTGGTGTTTAACACGCTAGTGACACGAGATATTTTAGGATTATTCTTGATTTCAGGGATCAGAGAGGTGCTCATGCGCACGAGCTTAGGAAAAGTAAAAGAAGCTAAGCTTGAAGAGATCTTTGAACGACATCTGCAGAAGGGGAAAGACGGCATCATTGATGCCCAGCATGAGATGATCGAAGCAGGTCTTGATGAGTTTGCTAAGATTTAATTTACAATGGCCTTCCTTAGATGTTACTATCTAAGCGTACCTCAGACTCTTGAGGATAACCAGAGAGGATTATATCAAATGAAGAAGCTTCTCGCACTTGTAGCCCTTCTCTTCACGGCCAGCGCGCTTGCACAAGCCCCGGCACCTGCAGCTGCACCTGCTACGCCAGCGGTAAAGCCAGCAACAGCACCGGCGCCTGCGGCTGCACCTGCTGCAACGCCAGCGGTAAAGCCAGCTACGGCACCTGCGGCTGCTGCAAAGCCGGTCGCAAAGCCTGTGAAGAAACCAGCAGCAAAGCCTGTGACACCGGCCGCAAAGCCTGTGACATCGGCCGCGCCGCCGGCCGCAACACCGGTTGTGCCTGCAACACCGGCTGCAACACCGGCTGCGGCACCTGCTGCTGCGGCACCAGCAGCACCAGCAGCACCAGCAGCAAAGAAGTAAAGCAGTCAAGCGGTAAAACGGCTGTGGGGATTAAATTCTCCACAGCCGGTTTCATTTTATGTCAAGCTGTGGTATAATAGTCTCGTGAAAGCCGCTTACAACTCTGACGGTACAGTCACGCTGCTCCACGGCACAAGCTCAGCAAACGCGGAGCTTATCAAAGCTCAAGGCTTCAAAACTAGCAACCCAGCCGCGGTAGCTAAGATGGTCGAAGACGAGTACAACCTTCCTGAAGGTTCGGTGCTCAACAACCGCGCTTATGAGTTTGCTAAGCACAGGTCTGACCTCGACAAAGTTCACTTCACGTCTAACTTTGATGTCGCGGCTCAGTACACCGTTCCTGAACAGCTTCAAGACGCGCTGACCGCTGCTTACTGGGTTCTTCACCCTGAGATCGGGGACATGAACATCAATGACGTGCACCCGAAGCTGAAAGAATGGGTAAGCACAGAAGGTAAACGGTTAGCTCAACCTAAAGTCTTGGCTGTGATCATGCCGTGGGAGCTGATCGGAGACTATGCTTTCAGCAGGAAGATAAGCTTAGCCGAGTATCAAGAGATAGCTGATGGAGATCTTCCAGACCTAGTTTCAATCCCAGTAGCTATGCTTGTCAATGTGAAAGTTCAAGAGACATGAAACCGACCGCGATTGCTTTAAACCCGATCACCTGGATCACAGGTTATCTTGCTTTTGCTGCTATCGGCGTCACGGCAGCGCTTCCTTGGGTCATCACTTACTTGTTTTTTGCAGCCATCGCTATCGCGATTCTTTATACCGTAAGGAACATCATCGCGATTCCGATCTCGCTTATCTTGAGACTCTTTAAAGTTGCCAATCCTTATGATAAAGCTACCCATACAGTAGGCTCAGTCGGTTCATTGATCTGGGCTTTGTTTATCGGTGCTTTGTTCATATGTTGGATCATGATCATGATCGTAGTATGTGTATGGATTGCACCAGTGTTTAGCATAGCATTTAAAGACTTTTGGGGAAACTTGATGACTATCTTTTCGTTAATTCCTGAGCTGATTAAGTTAGCTTTTTAAGTTTGATCTCGATCCGTTCTGGTAAAGTCAACACCTTGCGACGGCGAACCTTAGGTTTCGCATTCACATTGAACTTGAACAGCTTCCCGATCACGCGCGACGTCGAGTTGATGTTGAATGTTCGTAATGCTTTCTTGATCACCTCGCCTTGACCTAGCTTAGCAAACTCAAAGCTAAGCGGATAACGCTCGCTTGCAGAGTAAAACCAGTGAGTAGCAACAGACATGAACCAAGCCTGGTCAACCTCCTCTGCTGCTAGCAAATCGAGCACATAAGCATGGATCTCGTCATCGATCACGTTCTCGACGATTGTCAAGTACTTGACTCGCTTGTACTCGATCAACGTGAGGAAGATGTAGTTGAGCTCATCTTGGAGCTCTTCGAAGACTAGCGGTGGTGCTTTAGCCATGATATAATATGCCTGATGCTGATTATGCAAGTATTTATGCCCCTCTAAGCTGTTTACTTTTGACTGTTCAGATGATATGATAGCTGTGTCTTCTAAAATGAGAATGACATGAAAATCGGGTTCACTGGTTCTCAACTCGGGATGACGATAGCTCAGCTAGATGTCCTCGAGAAGGTTTTTAAAGAGTTCGATGAGATCGAGTTCCACCACGGTGACTGTGTAGGCGCTGACATCATCGCTCATCGCGCCGCTGTCAAAGCTGGTGCGACAATCGTGATTCATCCTCCTCTTAACTCAAGCAAACGCGCGTTCGCTGTCGGCGGAACGATCTTAGAGAAAAAAGAATATCTCGTGAGGAACAAAGACATCGTCGATTCATCTGAGCTCTTGTTCGCGACTCCTTCTGGCCCTGAAATGCTTCGAAGCGGAACTTGGTCAACCGTGCGCTATGCTAAGAAGCGCGGTAAAGACACCATCATCGTTATGCCTGACGGAAGTGTTTCATGATCTACAAATCAGAACTGCTCAAGAAGCACATCGACCTTGACAGGCTGCTCACCGTCTCTGATGTGAGGTTTGTGGACATGATGGGGAGCGGTGGGTGGTTTGTTGAGTTTGACCTGCTTTTTCAACTTCAAGACAAGCCTGTTGTGTACTCACGTCGTCTTGATGATTCTGAACAAAGGTTTACCAGAGAAACTGGGTTTCAGCTAGCAATTGAAGATGAACAAGGCAATGTAGTATTTTCTCCTTATCACGTAGTTAAAACAAACTTGAAGATAGTTGCTGTCAAGAACCTTCAGCGTGAGGTTAACGAGCTTGTCTACATGTGGAAGCATTGGCGGCTAATCGCAGCTTAAACAACAGGGGTTATGCAATGGCGTACATCAAATACGGGGTACAAGAGCGAAACGTAAAGCTGAAGTTAGATAAAAAGCTGCACGGTCACACGATCATCTCTAGCAACGAATATCACGCTTTTCTTTTGCTTCGTAAACCGCTAGACGTGTTTAAGAAAGTGGTTTTAAGGTATTGTCCCTGGGACAATGACATCATAGCGTTCCTTCACTTGCCTGTTGGCACATTGGTTCATTACGATCCTAAAGACATAAAGCTTCGATGTAACTTTGCTATCGTGATGGGATTTAATAAAGATGTTTCTCAGTGCAGATCTGTTTATGATCGTAGCTTCGTCTATCGTCCTGCTAATATTGTTCAACCTAAGTATAAGTTTAGCATGCGTCGTGGTGTATGCTCGTCTGGGATTCATTTTTTCCTCGAACATGAGCAAGCTGTCAAGTACGCTACCTAAAGCTAAAAGCTTTATATCTTATGAAAAAGCTTTTCACCTGCTACTACGGTTCGCGGCTCTACGGT